AGCTGAACACCAAGTCCGATTACTGTCAGTGCTGTGGCTACGACGGCGAGATCAAAATTGTTGAGGATAACGGCAAGCTGGTGTGGGAGTGCCCAAATTGTGGTAACCGTGACCAGAGTAAGATGAATGTTGCACGACGTACCTGCGGTTACATTGGAAGCAATTTCTGGAATCAGGGACGTACTCAGGAAATCAGAGATAGAGTTGTTCATCTTAGCGACAATTAACTTATAAATAGATGTGGTGGGTGGGACGGATTTATGAAAGGAGCAGAATTTTGAAATCGAGTAGCCAAGTGATTTCTCAATTTGAAGAAATATTTACAGCGTTGAACATCAAATATTTCAATGGAGAACTTAAAAAGGCAATTATTACGGTTGGCACAAATAGTCGCATTCAAGTAGCACAAAAATTCGTAAAAAGATCGATTTCTGGGAACACAACTTCATTCGGAATAGAGCTTAATGCAAATCAGCTGAGTAAGCCAATTGAAGAGACTGTTGGGAAAATTTTGCATGAGATGGTCCATGAATACTGCTTGGAGAACAACATCAAAGATACTTCCAATAATGATGTGTATCATAATAAACGCTTCAGGGAGCAGGCCGAAGCTCATGGTCTGATTGTAATTCGTAGTGAAAAATATGGTTGGTCTATTACAAGACCTGGTCAAGATTTAATCAGATTTATTGATCAACAAGGATGGAAAACAATGAATCTGACTGGAATTGAATTTACAGATGAATCTGCAGATAAAAAATCAAGTACCAGACGCTGGATATGTCCAAAGTGTAAGACCATTATTCGTAGTACCAAAGAAGTGCGTGTTACTTGCACAGATTGCATGGAGCCATTTGTAAAAATAGATAAGAACAAATCGTTGTATGAAAAGTAAAAATAGAAAGGCAGGCGATATCGCATGAATGATATTGCAAAATTCATTTCAGGTTTTCTTGGTTTTATTCTGTCGTGGTTCATTACGACTGTTATATTATATGGCGGTTGGAAGCTGCTTGGGCCCGACTTTAATCTATGGGCAGCAACTGGTATTTGGCTGGGGCTGCTTATCTTTGGCAGATTTGCGAACAGTAAGAAGCAGTAAATAAAATAAGTAGGGTGGGTGTGGTGGCATGATAGGATGTGAAACAAATGAACTATATTAAGATAACAACACCAGATATCGCAAACGGAATCGGCTGCAGGGTTACACTCTGGTGCTCAGGTTGTTCCCATCGTTGTCCCGGCTGCCATAATCCTCAGACGTGGGATGCGACCGTCGGCAATCCATTCGTCGAAGACACCATGCAAGAGTTGCTTGATTTGCTTCGCCCCGATTATATTCAAGGATTGACATTCAGCGGGGGAGACCCTCTGTTCGTTCAGAACCGGCTTATCGTTGGCTATATCTGTGCGCGTGTCCGCAAAGAGTTCTGCGACACTAAGGATATCTGGATGTGGACTGGATACAAGTGGGATCAAATCAAAGATTGGGATCATCTGAATTATGTGGATGTTCTGGTGGATGGCCCATATATTGAGGCTCAGCGCGATATTTCATTGCCGTGGGCTGGCAGCAACAATCAAAGAGTGATCGATGTCAAGCGGAGCTTAAAAAAGAACGAAGTCGTATTATGGAAGGAGAACTAATATGAACCCTATTGTAAAAGTAAACAAGATCTATCCTGACGCTCAAATCCCTACTTATGGCACTGAGAAGGCGGCCTGTGCTGATGTTTACGCTTATATCCCAGCGGATCAGGCAGACCTGTATGACGAGCATGGTAATCCTATTATTTACATCCGTCCGCATGAGACCCGTATGATCGGTACCGGCCTGCGTTTTGCTCCTGCTGATGGTTGGGCTATCCTCGGATTTGCCCGCAGTGGTCTGGCATCTAAGAAGGGTCTGGCACCTGCGAACAAAGTTGGCGTGTTGGACGAGGATTATCGTGGCCAGGCTTTTATTCCTTTGCACAATCACTCTGATATGCCACAGGAAATCGTCCATGGTGATCGTATCGCACAGTTCATGTTCGTTCCGTATTATCAGGCACAGTTCGATGTTGTCGAAGAGCTAGATGAAACTGAGCGTGGTGATAATGGTTTCGGAAGCACTGGTGTTTAACAATTAAGGAGTATTGCTTATGCGATGTAGTTTTGGATATACAGTTAAATCCCCATATGTAGAAAGACGTGTTAAATACTATGATGAAAATGGTATCTATGACGAATCGGTACAAAGTGATGACGAATTGATTGTTATTGGGGAAAAGCTAAGAAATGGTGGTTATAGATATAACGAAGAACTTGGGAAAGCAGAGACGGCCATGTTCGAGACAGAACCAAACAATCCGCAATATAAAGAAATTCTTGCAAGATTAAATCGTGTTCGTGACAAATACGGTATCAAACACTGGGATGAAAAGGAGCGGGTGATGTAAAATGTTCTGGAATAAATCAGAAGAAATTCAGCCGGTTGACACCGAAGAAGAACCCGTTGTTGTAAAAGCAAAAGACCTTAAACTCCCATATACATCGAGGTCTGTTACTGTGTATTACATCATGGAAAATGGCGATAAATTTAGCGATATCTATCAAAAATCGTTGTTTAGTTATTTGGATGCAAAGACAGCTTGGAATGCGAAAGAGAAGCTTGACGAAGACATTTACAATGCTATCGATCGCGCAAACGATATGATCAAAGCTGCGTTTAACGGCAATCCCAAATATATGAACTTTAATAAAATATATATCAGAGCTGAATATTGTGTTTCTGTGGAAATTTGTACTGGAGACAATAGCTGGTATGTTAAAGATGAATCGGAAGATCGACCTGATGACGGATGGCCTTGGAATCCAGATGAGGAGTAAATCAATGAACGATATTATTCAAATGCCGAAAGGTGATTACATTATGAAGGACGCAGTTCGTGTCGATACTGGTGAAACTCGTACTGACGGATGGTATCCGGAATGGATCGGTATGACAATGCAGTTCCGTCCAATTCCTATCGGCTGGATTGCTCAGTTCCGATATGTAAAAGACAACGAGGGCTATCCGTATCCAGGTGGTATGCACACGTCGTCAGTTACTTCTGTCTCGATTACAGAAGATGAAAAAATCGTAAAAATCGAAACCGCACACACAATTTATACGTTTGAAAAAGTTAAGGAGGACTAAATTATGGCAAAGTATTTTTATGTTTACGAAATCGCAGGATCTCCCGCTGACCGTATGGTGAAAATGTTCAACACCGAGTCAGTTATTGACGGTAAGAAGGGTACTTATATCGCAGAGAAGAAGGTTGCGTACAAAGACTTGCAGGGGTTCACCAGCGGTATCAAAGCGGCCGGCTTCCAGTTGAATCCTGAGCTCGCAAATGCTGATATCGCAGAGCGGGAAGCAAAACGGATTCTGGCTGCTAAGATGGCCGATTATCATGCTGCACGCGATGCTTATGCCGAGGCTGCTGACAATCTGAAAAAGGTAAACGCCAAGTTTGGTATCTGATACATAATTGCAGTGGTGGGTGGGAGGAATAAATATATGAATGTTATAAAGCATGGAACGCATCTGGCAAAAGATTCCGAAAAATTATATAAAGTGACTTGTGACTCTTGCGGGTGTGTATTTGAAGCTAAAAGAGCCGAATTTCATGTATGGCCTTTACCGGCACGACCTGTTAGCGAAACTGTAAAAAATTATGATAATACAGGGCGTCCGGCAGAAATACAATGTCCTGAGTGCAAATGCACTTGTGGAATTAGAATGAGATTGCTTGCAAGAGAATCTGCCTTTTTACATGCATATTGTAGGTAATAGAAGGAATAAAGAATATGACTTATACACTTATGTCTGTTCCAGAAGATAAAGAAGTATGGTGCACTGGATTTCGATTTGATGATACGAAGGCCGGCATCAATTGCAAGCCGGTACAAGGATCTATTCATAACAAGGATTATTGGAACTCGAAGTTTAAAACAAAAAATCGCACAATCAGCGTGAATACAAATCAATCGTATTATGCATTTGCTGATACTTACGAAGAGGCTGCACATATTTATAATGAAATGATAAACACATTTCTTGTTGAGCTTGATAATAGATACCACAAAATTGCAAGCTCATTAGAAGGCTGCTATCTATCGAATGATTGCGGCGTGATGTTTTAATAACTAGACCTTCATAAAGAAAGGAGAACTTGATGCTTGTAAAAGATTACGGCGGTGAAATCGATTGGAATATCGGCGCGTTTTGCGGCCATGATGAAATGATGTTTGATATTGACAAAGCTTGTAAAATGGCTTGTGAGAAAAATGGCATCAGATATGTGTTTGGAAGTATATCCACAATCCTACAGGGTGGTCGTATCCCACCACAGAAAAATCTGCCTGTGTCAGAAGTTCTGTCCAGAGCAGATAAATATAATGAACTTGGTATTGGAGTTCGTTTGACATTCTCAAGCCCGTTTGTTACACGCGGCGATCTTGTTGATGAAACTTCAAATATTATGTTGCGTCACCTCGATCATAATAATCAAAATGGTCTTACAAACCGTAACGGCGTTATTGTTATGTCCGATTTACTGGCTGATTATATTCGCTATATGTATCCCAATCTTGAGCTGATTTCTTCGCAAGTAAAACCGTCTGTTGAAGTCGGTCTTGGGAATGATTCTGCCGAATATTATAATCGTCTGCTTGACCGTTTTGATATTGTCGTTGTGAATCCATTTAAAATCCATGACGAGCAGTTTATTAAAAACCTGCATGACCATGATCGAGTAGAATTTATTGTCAATCACCGGTGTTTACCGAACTGTCCCATGGCTGGCCGTCACTATCAGCTGAACACAAAGCTGGGTCAGGCTATTGTCAATGGTGATGATATTACGGAGCTGCAAAATCAGTTGGCGACAGTATATAACTATTGCGGCTCTACTCGAAACAGCAATCCTCTTCTTGGCACATCTATGAATGAAGATGAAATTAAAATGCTGGTTTCACAGGGATTTAAGCATTTCAAAATCGAAGGCCGCGAAAATAATATCATCTCGTTTGTGCGTGACCTTGGCGACTATGTTTTTAATCACGAGATGTTTGAGAGGGTCATTCATGCCATTGCCGGTATGATGCTATAAGGAGGTTCACAATGATTATTGATTGCAAATCTATCGCACAAAATATCAAAGATAAAATCAAGAATATTATCGCAGAAGCTAACGATGCTCCTGTTTTATATATTTATCAAGTAGGGGATAACCCTGCATCCAACGCTTACATTCGCGGCAAGCTGCGTGACTGTGAAGAGGTTGGAATCGAAGCAGAACTTATCAAATTACCAGAAAATATCACTGAAGACGAATTAAACAATAAAATACTGGAAGATTATAATTGGGAATATGTGGACGGCATTATCGTCCAGCTTCCACTGCCAAAACATATCAACCCCAATGCTATTTGTATCCCAGACGAACTTGATGTTGATGGTTTTAATTCCACATCCAAATTTCAGCCATGTACTCCGCTTGGCGTTATGAAGATTTTTGATTCCATCGGTTACAATCTGGATGGCAAAAATGTACTCGTATGTGGCCAGTCCGATATCGTAGGTCGCCCGTTGGTCGATATGCTGATTAAGCGCCACTGTAACGTGATTTCTGTGAATAGCAGCGGAAGTTTTATGAAGTGCACGGCTCTTGCAATGGATATGGTCGATGTGATTATCTCTGCGGTCGGAAAACGCAACTTTATCACGCCGTTTGGTCTTGATCGAGTAGAGGTCTGCATCGATGTTGGTATCAACTATGACGAAAACGGAAAACAACATGGCGACTGTTCTGACGCTATTTATAATATGGATGGTATCAAAGTAACCCCTCGTATTGGCGGTGTCGGCCTGATGACTAGGGCGATGCTGCTTTATAATGTGTGTGTGGCTAAATATGGGGAAGAGAAGATGGAGAGGGTGATTGAATGAAAGAACAGATTATTCCAATTGACCAACAGCTTGTATATAACGTAGAAGAAGTAGCGACCCTCTTGAAAACCACACGCCCTGTGGTATACTCTTTAATAGAAAAGGGCTATTTGCCAAGTATCGTGTTGGGTCGTCGTAAAGTAACCCGTAAAGCACTTCTTGAGTTTCTTGATAAGAATGCCAATACTGACTTTGGAGAACTTTTAAGAGCCGGTTGATTGGCTTGTCCACAAAATTGCCCACATTTGAATTCTTGTGGGCAAAACGTGGACAAAATACATATCTTTTTGTATTAAGTAACGATGCTACGGCAATTCACTATTGCAGTCCAAGGACGAGGCCCGCCATGGCCGCGGCTTCGAGGGCCTGCTGAAGCGCTACTTCAACGTGGAGCTGTAACGAAAAAAGCTAAAAAATACAATTGTAAAACGCAATAAATCAAGTTGGTCATAGAATAATCTGTTCAAATCTGTTCTTAACTGTTTTTATCGGTTGAGAACAGATTTTTTTGTTTTGTGGGCAAATCGTGGGCAAAGACCTTTGATTTGACCAGTTTTGACCTCTTTTTCAAACCTTGCCCACAAAAAGCTTGAAAGTTGGCTTGTGGCCTAGAAAAATCATAGGTGGGAAAATTCGCCATTGTGGGCAAACCGTTGACACCAAACATCGGCCATGATAGAATCAAGTCAGATGAATGGACTAAGTGAGCAAAGGAGTGATATCATGGGTACCATTAGAAAAAGAGGCGACAAGTGGTCGTATCGAGTTGACCTTGGTGCTGTCAATGGTAAGCGTGTGCAGAAAGAGAAAGGCGGCTTTGCCACAAAGAAAGAAGCGGCTGCCGCAATGACTCTTGTAGAAAATGAACTGCTTAAAACAGGTGAATATGTAGAAGCAGAACAAAAAATTACAATGCAACAACTATATGAAGAGTTCATTGAAGAGGAGGCTCCGCTGACTCGAAAATATACAACCATTGTTCGCTACAAGTCACTTTATCGAAATCAAATAGAACCTGAATTTGCTTCAAACTATCTGTATCAAATTACAACTGAACGAATTCAAAAATTTATCAACTATAAAGTTAAAGAAGAGAAAAATAAAATGTCTGGTCATTCTGAACAAGGGCTAAGTGCGGCTTATGTTCGCAGTGTTTATAATTTTCTTCTTGTGTTATTTGCTCTTGCAAAGAAAAAGAAATATATCAAAACCAACCCAATGGACGATGTGACTCCGCCAAAAGACTATCGTGCGTATGGCAAGGAGATAAGATATTATACTCAGCCGCAAATCGAATGGATGGATAAACGATTCCAATCAACAAATCTATACACTGCTTACCAACTTGGTTTATATCTCGGTGTTCGTGTGGGAGAGTGCTTTGCACTGCGATTCAGCGATATAGACTGGGACAATAAAACCATTCAAGTTGGGTGTCAGCTTCAATTCCAAGATAAAGTATGGAGCCTTGTCTATCCTAAAACACCAAACTCTTTGCGCAGTATAAAAATGAATCAAAAACTAATCGACTATCTGAAAGCCCTTCAAAATAAATACGCAAAAAATAAAGAGCTGTTTGGTGCTGGATGGAAGGGAAGTAACAAGGTCATGGATCGTCGTCCAGAGTTTTATGGAAAGCCAGCTGTGTTAATTACCGTTGATGATTTTATCAATGTTAAACCAAACGGCGAAATGTATGTGACTAGCTCAGATAAAACTCTTGCTCGCATTTGTAAGAAAGAAGCTGGGTTTGATTTTAAATTCCACTATCTCCGCCATACCCATGCTACCATTCTTGCAAATAAGGGTGTCAATCCACGATATGTTATGGAACGTTTAGGACATGGCAAGATCGACGTTACTCTTAAATACTATACCCATATTACAGACGAAATGCATGAGCAAGTTGCAGCTATTATGGATACGGTTATGGGAGAACAGGAGGTCTTTGATAGAAATAATAAAATCAAGGACGGAGAAGATATTTCTGAAATGGCAATTCTTCCGGATACAGAAGATAATGATGAAAAGGAATGATTGATTCTATAAGGTGCATAATCAATTCTACGCATTTTGTTTGCTATCGCTTACAGCCTGTGATATAATATAATCAAAGAAAAACGGAGGCGAGAACTATGACGAATCCTTCTGTGAACTACGAAGCTAAAAAGAGGATCGTACAGGCTGGCGAGAGCCGCATATGTAATAACTGGGTCAAACACACAGATATCACGCCACAGGACTTCCTAGATGCATTAGAATGGGTGTGCGAAGATCCGTTTGATGAAGAAGGTCGTATCACTCGCGAAATCGGTCTGGAACAGAATAGAATTGTTCGCCTTCAAGTTTTTAGAGATGATAGTACCGGCCTTATGAGCCTTGTGGATATCGAAGTACTGAAGAAACCATTACCGCATCGTTGGGAAGGCGCATGGTTTGCTGACGGATTCTACCGCAAGATTTTGTTGTCTGCAAAAGAACGGGTATAAAATAAATCAGGAGGATATCAACGATGACTATGTGTGAGAAGCTCGGTTTCAAATCTGTAGTGCGATACAAAGGTGTCTCCATGAACGTTGATATGGATGCTGTTGTAGAAGAAGCCGAGAGACAAATTAAAAAACAACACGATCGTGACGTAGAACTATCAAAAGGCACCGGCATTGTTGATCCATACTCTCATTATAGCGACGAAATGATGTATCAGCTGGCGTATGAAGTTATCACTTGGAAGATGCTTAGTGCCGAAGCAAAGCGACAGTTTGACGCGACTGGTGAATATGACTATATTGATGCCCTTGAACCAATGTCTATGGAAAAAGAAGATGCTATTATTAAAGCGCTTCGAAATCTTCGCAAGCAATATGTCATGTACGAGTTAAATCGTGATACTCCTGAGCACGAACAAAATTATTTTGAATATAAAGCGAGACATGACCATCTTTGTGAGCTAAGAAAACCATTTGTAATGCGGAAAGACCCGAACTGGATGTATAAGCTTGGGCCACTACCTGAAGAGGAAAAGTAATATGAAACCAGATGATGGTCGTCCAGCTAAAACTACAAGATGCGACAAAAAACGTAGTGAATCTATTCTAAAAAAGCGCAGAGAACAATATATCGGCTCTGTCATAAATGGATGGAAAATAACTGACGTTTATAAAAAAGAAGGAGAACGAGATTATTTTTGTACTGGGCTTTGCCCTTTATGTAATCGTCCAGCAGAGATGCGTTTGTCTCAAGTGAAGAAAATCAACAAGTGTAAGAAATGCACGAATAATATTGCCAAGCCTACTGAGGCAATTAAAAAGATATCAAACGTAGACGGTTCTAGCTTAACGTCTATAAAGGCGCGACTCGAAGGAAAGATAAATCGCAATTCGACCACTGGTGTGACGGGTGTTTGCAAAGATGGTAGCAAGTATAAAGCGGCCATAACATTTAAAGGCAGGCGAATCCACCTTGGTATGTATGAAGATATTAACGATGCAATCAAAGCACGAAAAGAAGCTGAGAAGATGATATATCAAAAATATATTGATCAGCATCCTAATTGGGAACAAGAGATGAAGGAAGCTCTTAAAGCAATGAAAGGTGACAACTCTAATGAACAATCCGGCAATACTTGATATCGCACTCGGTTTTATTCTACACAAACATAGCCGGGATGAATTCGGTCGTAAAAATAATAAAGCGCAGGCCATTCGTGAGATGTCAGACGAAGAGCTTGCAGCACTCTTAAATGAGCTTGTCGCGCAGCAAGATAATTGCCCTCACACGGTTGGCGGCTGGAAAGAATGGTTGTCTGAGAAAATAAAATAAATGCTAAAAAATGGGGTACCAGTCCAATTAAGGATTGATACCCCATTCGTTTTATATCAGCTCAATATCACTCGGCTCTACATAGCCCGATACATTCACTGAGATTGGATACTTTCCGATGCGGCTCTCAAGATTCGTCACTCGATAACGCCCGTTTACAAGTTTCCCATCAAAAATATACCATTCACCAGAGCGGCGCATACCGCAGTGTGTTTGGCTGTTTGAAAATAACACTCCGTCTAATTTAATTTTGTCTCCTGCACGAAATGTATTCTGGTTATCTGCCATCAAAACGAACCCCAAGTAACAGGCCCACAGATGCCATCTGCAGCCAGCCCATGTCCTTTCTGATACTCAATCAGCTTCGCCTTGGTATTCGCGCCAAAAATGCCATCAGCCTTAACACCCAGATGCCGTTGCAGAACAGTCACAGCATAAGAAGCACCATTCATAGCGTCTTTCGCACCCTGTCTGATAGTCGGCATAAGATTTGCTACACTGATATATTTCGTACCAGATTTGCTGATCCAGCGGCTGCGTGCGGTGCGCACATCAACATGAACAAATCCGCTTGTAAGCACAGCACGACTATAATATCCAATACCACCACTCTTGGCAAAGTAGGGCAGGGAAGATACATACAGTGCAATCCGAATCGGGTCAACGCCCTTAATCCAGATATCAGCGGCAGTACCAAGGCAATGCTGGCTACGAGGGCTTCCACCGATGGAGATGTTATAGGCAGGAGTACGATACCCAGAGTTGATGTGGACAGGAGCGCCAAAGTGAGCGCGAATTTGTTCCAGCACCTCAATCAGCTGACTATCGACCAGAACTGTATCACTCTTATCGGAGCAGGCGAACTCATAGACGGAAAAATGAGCCGACACCTTTTTGTTCTAGTCCTTCTTCATAGAGTATGTAATAACACCCATTTCATCACACCTTCAATTCTTTTTAAACTCGTCCTTAATTTTATCGTTCTGGATGTCCATCTCTTTGACAGCAGCCTCAATCATGGTCTCAATGGTCGGAGTGATCTTCACACCCAGACGCTCCAGAGCTTCCATAACGTATTTCTTCTTGTCGGCTTTTTCGATAGCGCCGGTTGCGCCCAGCTTCTCTGCAGCACGAACAGCAATCTGTACCAGCTTGTACACACCGATTTTCTTCAGATAGGGGATACCATAGGCCATAAAGGCAGTACCAGCGCCAGCAATAACCAGGCGGACGATAACGGAAACAAGATCATTGATAATATCCATCATAATAAACCTCCAAAATAAAAAAGCCCGGGACACACAGTCTCGGGTTAGTTCGTAATATTCTTTGTGTTGTTCTGACCATCGATTAAATAGTTCTCAAGTGCAGCCTTGGCCTCCTTCATTGGCTCAATTGCGTTGCCGTCGATGCCGTGACTGAGGAGTGCAAGCAAAGCCTTCATGGTGACATTATTGCCCTGCTCACTGTGACTGATACGCTGTTCTGATTCGAGAATTTTACGGTCATGTACTTCCAGCGTGATACTGTTTTCTTTCTGGTGCTCTTCTAATGAGACCAGCTTGGATTGAAACAGGTCGAGCCTGTCTTTATCTGCACCTAGTTTTCTATTGATCTTCTCAATCTCTGCATCGTGGGCATTCAGTCGCTCGTTCTGCTTGTCATCCGGGGCTTTCGCATGATTGATTGCCTTGATGATAACAGCGATAGCGGCTGAAATAGCAGTGATGCCACCACAGATGCTCAGTAACATGGTCTACAGCTGCTGTATGGTAAAAGAATAGACGTGAGGTGCGGCATTCAAACTTCCTATCATGTCTTCTCACCACCATTCGTACCACTGTCTGTGTTTTTGGCTTTCAGTGTTTCATTGATCTCGGTCAGCTGTGTAACAATAGCGTTCAGTGCTGTCACGATTTCTTTGCCTGTCTCGTCTAACAACAGCGGCTTTAAGATTTCCTGCGCCATAATTCCTCCTTTCAATTGACAAATTACTATCAACGTGATATAGTGAGAGCAGTACAAACCCTCCATCGGGCTAGTACAACCTCATTTCTATGAGTTGTTGCATGAGTTAGAGTCTCTGTGATGTAGCCATCGTCACAGGGGCTCTTTCTCTTTATGTGCGTTTTCCACCATCACATACAGTACGCCAGTGATAATGCGGGCGCTCTTCATGGAATAGAACATAACGCAGCCAGTCATCAACAAAAATGCACAGTAACGCAAGGAAAAACCATAGCACTGTAAACGGCAGACAGATTTGACCCAACAGATTGAACGGCAGGGAAGAGTAGTCCCAGATATGTAGGCCAAGCATCAGATTCAGCGGGATGCCAACCACAAATTCCATGGCGGTTACAAAGAGTGCACCAACACCGGCCTGCTTCCACAGCGGCATTTCCCAGGGAATATAGTTGTTCAGTCCACCGATCACAAGAAAGCAGATGCCACCGACAACAGCCATTGTCCAATGAGAGTGCCCACGCCACAGGATCTCAATGCAATAATAAAGGCACCCTCCGATCAAAAAGAGGATGCCGCATTTGATTAGTTCACGAAGTTTGTTGCTCATTCGGTCACATCCTTATCTGCGTAAAGATCCAGATATTCTGCCAGTACAGCATCATAACTGATTTCAATGGCGTCCACCTCTGCGCTGGTCGTACATGCCTTGATGCCAATCTCCAATTCCTGCTGATGAGAGACAAAGGGCTTTACATACACACCAATCGCTAGTGCCAGAGCGGCTAGATCGTCATAAGTCCACTCCACACATTCATCGCCGGTAGAATTCCATGTCAGTTTAAAAGGCTGCCCGGCGGCTGTAGAGATCTGATATAGGGCAAGATTGCTTGTAAGAAGAGCTTGCTTCTCGCTGGTGACACTGTAATACTTGCCATCTGTCCACTGGATAGGATGCAGAGACAGGAAGGTGGAGAGGTTATTTTTACTCTCGTTGATGCGCATCTCTTTATATCGATTAAGACGCTGTGTCAGTTCTGCATCAGTGTATAAGACATATTTCATCACATCGACTTCTTCGTCCCATGCGTCTTTTGCTTTCACACCTTCAACATCAATAACCTTTTCTACATCTTTGCCACCATTCGGATATTCAGCGATAGTCTCCTAGTGATACTGCTCTTCAACACCTTCAATTGCTTCATGGTGCACTGTTTCCTTAGCGGGCTCAAGATAGCCTTTTTCAAGGTCAGGATTTTCGATAATATTGCCAGATTCATCAATTGTTTTCATAGTATTTCTCCTTTCCAATTAGCCAGTACGCCGCCACATATAAACATAGTAGGCTGCTGGCTGAACAGTGCTTGAACGACCATAAATCGAATTACATAGAGAAGCATCGAACCGTGCACTAATAACTTTTGGTGTACTACTCCATGTCGAAGAAGATAATTCCGAGTTACCCTGCCATGTCTGTGCAAACGGAGCTCTACAATTGGGAGCACCCCACGAACCTTGAATATCCAATGCAGCATCGCTTCCACTGCTAATATTCGGAAGACCGGCATCCACGGTCGAGCCTGCGCCATGAGAACCTGATACGCCCATCAGCACACGCTCGGAAGCAATGCTCTGCCAGCTGCCACCAAATATGGAAGCAGGAGAGGTTGAACTGGTGGACATGTAGATGGAGCCGACAGGGTACATATTCGATATAACTGAAGCAGGGTCAAGACAGCTTGGGGCATAATTTATACCTGGATACGATGTGGTGGGTTTTAATGTTCCAGTATTTGTTGAATATGATCCAGTTATCAATGTCTAATTTTCTGCCGTACTGGAACGGAAGTGATAATATCCACCTCCGCGCACCCAAAAAACAGCGAGTGAATCCGTAATAACCTGACTATATCCAATAGGTTTACCAGCACTCGTATCACACCAACTACATGTGTCAAGTATTTTAACCGTATGTGCATTTGTGCAGCCCCAACCAGATGCTGTGGCAAGCATATCCAAATCTGCGTAAAAACCAGAACCATGTGTTGCCCACGATGGTTTACCACTGGCTCCAAGTCCCGTCCAACACTCAATATGACAAAGTGTCGTCCAAGGTAAATGATAAATAACAGGATACTATGTATTTACGTTCAAAGAGGTCGTGTCTATAACTTGATCTTTTTGAAAAATTAAGTTATTAGCATAATCAGCAGTACCCCGTAAATTCGCTGTAATATTAGCAATCTGATTTATACCATCAAAGTGTATTTCTCCAGCATCAGCAACAGTTATTCTTACATCATAATCATTTTCGCTATCTTTTGTCGCATGAAAATCGATATATTTACCTAACTCTGTAACACCAGATTTGGAACTGACTGTTGGTATAGTTCCAAATACATTTTTATCTCCATCGGTACTTGTAGACAACCCGTTTAATTTCATTGCATTCAGCGCATCACCACCCGGTTCAATAGACCCAGCGTAATTGTGATTATGTCCAGCAGCAGCATATAACGTATCCGTCCTACTCTTAATCCAGTTCCATAAAGTAGCCAGCGGTCTACGGGTGTACTTCGTAGTCGCACTACCATCGTCACTTGTAACTGTAGCGCCAACCATAACAGTGTCAGCATCTTCAACAGCGTCAGCACTCGTCTCCAGTGTATCTACCAATTTGCTCAAGTCATGCGTATGATCGGCAGGGGAGACACCCTCTGCGGCTAACTCTTCACTCGTCATTTTATCTGCTGTTGCCACATGGCCTGTATTATCAACACTGATGCGATATAGTCCAGCCTGTTTTGCTTCGTATACCGGGTGAGTATAGTTGTTAGCTCCAGCTTCAATACCATCCAGCTTTGCTTTATCAGCCGAGCTCATCAAACCGTTGTTTTCAGTAGTAGCTACATCAGGGTCGCTTAAACTAGCAAGCTTCTTTTTTTCTTCTGTTGTATAGTCATTGCTGGACAGGCCGAATCCTTCGATTTTATCTACCTTTGTACCAAGTATAGCCTCAATCGTTTTCCAGAGGTGAACCGCACCCGCTCTGTCTAGCCAACTTTTCTTTTCATCGTTCATCGATATGTGATCGCCTCCTTATAAAATATTTTATCTGCAATGCGTTGTTTATATCAGTCTGCGGAATTTGAATGTAAAAATATCAGCACTCGACGCAGCAGAACTTCCTTTAATTTGCAATGTTAAATTATCACCGCCTCGACCATGACGCAATGTTCTAAGATAAAATAATTGACCATTTCGAGCATGACCTGCACAATGAAGCGATATTTCGTCTGCATCATTGTTATTTGTTTCACTGTTATACCACGTCATAATACCCGAAAAATAATCTCCCCAGATACTTATCGTTGGATTTCCACCATGAAATTGTACAGCGTATGTACCAAATCCAGGAATATCATTCCCTTTAATTCCTGTGTCTTGCCAGTCTGTTGTTATAGTAATGCTCTTTGTGATAGTGATAATTTCATCATCCATCTTACTCTTAATCCAGCTCCACAATGCGCTTAATGGCTTGCGGTGATACCCGGCAGCACTCGTGTTCATCAC